TCAATGCAATAATGCAGATATTTAAAACTACAATTTATGAACAGTAAAGAGAAATTCAATCAAGTATGGGACGATGTCATGAGCATCGCAACCGAAGAAGAAATGCGATTAGTGTGCAATATCAATGGCACAAGCATAAAGTCATTAGAGTCTATTATTCATGTTCGCACCAGTTACAGCACTTATGACCAGTGGGTAGAAATGGAAGGATGTGAAGAGCCAAAATCAAATGTGATTTTAGGAGTAGATTTCAGTGATAGTATTAACCAATTAAACCAATTATAATTATGAGCAAGACAAGAGAATTTAGATTAGCACAGATTGACAATGCCAAACAATACCTTGAATCTCAAGGTTATTTCACAGCAAATTTATGGCACACAGATGATGTATGTCAGAACTACAATGTAAACCAAGACCAAGCATTAGATATCATAGAAGATGCGATGACATCAGAAATAACAATTGCAAGTATTTTTGAAGCAATTGACATTATAGCAGAAGAGAATGGTTATGAAAACAAAAACGAAGATATATGAAGAAATCATTTAAAGTGTTCAGCAGAGTAATGGCAATATCATTTGCATTATTAATTTTAATATCATTGATGAGCTGTGGCAGTACATCGGGATGTACATCAAAAGCCACCAATAGAGGTGGAGGTTATTACATAAATAGATAAATCATGACAACAGAAGAAATTCAAAAAGTAAAAGACTTTGCATCGAGATGCATTGAGACATTAGAAAAGGACAATTACGCAAGAGTGAGTAGTGGGTATATTGGAGACAATAGTGGTGGCGTGTATGACAATACAGTTCAGAAACACGCTAACAAGATTGTATCGAAACTTGTATCGCTTGGATACATCTACACAACCAATCATGGATTTGGATGCTACGATTGGTCATTCACTAAAGACTTTGAGATATGATAAACATTAATTTAAAATACATGAAAACAAAAGGAGTTTACGAGGTTACAGAGGCGTTTGCATACGAGTTAGAAATCCACTACGATTACTACTGGCAAGAGGCAACACACGATGCACCTTCAGAAGATGAGTTAGAGATAACTAAAGTGCTGTTAAACGGAGAAGATATTATAACCTTTTACTATGATTTTTTAGAGGATGTCATATCAACTCAGCTGTATGAATATGCACAAGAAAACAGAAACGATTAGACAGTAATAAATCTGATCCTTTGATAAAACCAAACTCACTTCCAAAACGGAGTGGGTTTTTGGTGGTACAAGGCAATAATGCCATAATTAAAATCAATTATAATGAGTTATCAAGAAACACAAAAAGACAGAGACTTCAACAGAGTCACAGAATTAATGGGAGACTATTTAGACTCTCAGAAAACAGTAAAGTCACTACGCAAGGACTTGAAAGAAGTTAGAGATGCAGTCAAAGGAATACTGGACTGGAGTCAAAGAATCGGTAGTGATGAAATTCACGAGCTGAATGAAATTGTAAGATTTATTAATCGTAGTGCAATCAAAAACAAGTAAGCTATGAAGAAAACCTTGAAAAATTCCAAGAAAAAAGTAAGACAATATCGGTCACGACAAGGTCGTTCCGACAGAAAGTACAGCGACAGCATGATTGCATCATTTCTATCAATCGTAGCATTAATCATATTAATAATAATATCAATTTTAATAAAATAGACATGGGATACACTACAGATTTTAGAGGACAATTAGAGTTCAACAAGACACTTACAAAGGACATGATTGAGACATACAAAAAGTTTCAACAAGAACGCCATGAGGATGGTTATCAGCCAAACGGAAAGCCATCTATTTGGTTGCAGTGGGAGATTGTAGAAGAGGATGGAAAACACTACTTAGAATGGGATGGTGGAGAGAAATTCTACGAGTACGTAAAGTGGTTAGAGTACGTAATTAAGTACATCTTTAAAGGATGGGGACTAAAGCTTAATGGCAACATAGAATGGAGAGGAGAAGGTTGGGATGACACTGGTAACATCCTTGTAGATGACAACAAGGTAACAGTAAAACACTAAAGAATAGCATGGTGCTTGGGAGGTTCGATTCCTCCCTATTCACGACACAAGTCACATAACTTAAATTAAATAAAATGGCAAACAATTGTTGGAATTACGTAGTGTTTAATGGAGATGCTACGCAGATTAAAAAAGTAAGAAGCAAGTTCAAGGAGTATGACAAAACCAATTACTTTACAGAGTTTGGAGACTTTGTACTGGACAAAGGTAAGATTGGAGCTACTCAAGAGGAGCTTAGTAAAAAGTATAAAGATTTTTACCACTACGGAACACGCTGGTGGGAGTTTGACTTGAATGATTATCCATGCGATGATGAAACCGAGCTTACAATTGCTGGAGACAGTGCATGGAGTCCACCAGTAAAGTTAGTTGAAGAGATATGTAAGCACTACAGCTTGACAGCTGAGATGGAATATGAAGAATGTGGAGATGATTTTGCTGGTGTAGTTAAATTCAATCATACTGGAACAGTAGAACATCAAGAGATGACTTATCATGAGTACAGATACCAAGATGACATTAATTCTTGGATGGACAATCTGTACTACAATTTCGAGGATGAGACCGACAGAGAGGAGTTAGAACACGCTATGAAAGAGCATGATTATGCAGAGCAAAGACACATAAAAGAATTCATAGATATGGTGTTAGAAAGCAATTCAGTTGTTAATTCATAACAAGCATTTTTGGGTACGGCATCATATCTTTTTGGGTATGGTGTCGTATCTTTTTTCAAAAACACAGTGGAGTTATAACATATTTATAGTACCTTTACAAACCAAGTATAATTAAAATCTAATCAAGTTATGGAGCAATTAAGAGAACTTTTCCTATCCTTTAATCCCAATAAGGATAAGCCACAAACAGTAAAAGAAGAAATTGAGTACACAGAATTTACAGAAGTAGAAGAGGAAGAAATCCCTTTGGGTATCTAAAAAAATTGAATTGTAGTTGATTCAAGCAATCGCCTCCATGTTTACGCATGGGGGTTTTTGTGGTACAAAACTATAACAAATGGCACTAAGAAAACACTGGACTGAAACAAGTACAGACGATACAACAACTATTTCCGTTGACACACCATCTTACTATGATGGAGACAACAACTACACTGCCATCGAGGTAGTGACAAATTTTAACCTAAACTACAATTTAGGAACTGCGTGTACTTACATACTTAGAGCATACAGTAAACACGAAAGTCCTAATGAAGATATTCAAAAAGCAATAGATCATTTGCAGTTTGAATTAATCAAGTTAAAAACCAAATAAATGAAGAGAGATATATTTGATGTTTACGCTACAGCGATAGCTAAAAAGTTTCACATCACTTTAGACGAGATGTTTGCAAAGAACAGAAGAAGAGATATTGTAGATGCAAGGCAGATGCTTTATTATCTGTGCATGGAGAGACCAATTAGAGTCTCTTACATAAAAAGATTCATGGAAGAGAATGGTCATGCAGTGACGCACTCTAATATCATCTACAGCTATAAGAAAGCTAAAGAGTTAATAGATGGAGACTCAGACTTCAAAAATCTTATCACTGAAATCTTACACAAGTAGTATGTACACATTAAAAGAAATCTTACACCAAGCAATGAACCAGCATGAGCCAGTTGTGAATGAACAGCCAGTAGGTTTTAATGTAATCAAGATGGGTGTAAAGATTCAAAAGTTTGCCAATCACATTGAGATAATGAACACTGCTAAAGGAGGCTCTTATTACAGCGAGTGTGATAAAATAGAGTATTCTTACTTCCAAGAAGGTGGATGGAAAGTAGGCTGTGTAAAATTAGGCATATCAAATTGCCTACATAAGCTGGAGCTTATAGAAAACAAAATCAAGAATGAAGTGAATACTCGTAAAAACGACAAGCACATTCAGAATTTAAAAAATAAAAGAGAACGAGCTTTGCATAAATACGCAGAGCTTCAGTTGAAGTTAAAATCAATTATTAATTAAAATCAAATCAAATGCAAGTAGAAGTTTTCAATGAAACCAGTTACAAAAACGTAACTAAAGAAACAACTAATCTATCCGTAGAATTAGTTCACATTACTCCTGAAATAGCGAGAAACTATTTAAATTTTAACAAAAAAAACCGAAAGGAATCTGTAAGGAATTTAACTTTCTTAGTTAATCAGATGCGTGAAGGGTTATTTTTAGAAAATGGAGAGAGTATTGTTTTTGACCAAAACAATACCCTTACAGATGGTCAGCATAGATTAATGGCTATTGTTCAGTCAGGTAAATCGTATTTTATACCAGTTGTAAGAGGTGTTAATTCTAATTCTATGGCTACATATGACACTGGAAAAAACAGAAGTGCAGCTGATGTGTTAAGCTTAAATGGATTTACAAATACTCACACATTATCTGCTGTTATAAGATTAATAGAAAAGTATTCTAAAAAAGGTTCTAAGGTTGCAAATTTAGGGAGTTACAACAGGTCTGAGACATTCACGAATCAACAAACCTTAGATTACTGTATGGAAAATTATGATTGGTTAGGGGCTTTAATAAATAAAGTTACATCCATTTATAACAAGTCAAAATTTAAAACTATAGGAGTTTCAAGTCTTTGTTTGATAGCTTATATGATAGGTGGAAAAACGCCAAGCAATGATGTTTACGACTATATTAAACAAATTTATGGTTTATCTAAACAACAAGATACAGCTACATGTTATTTAAATACTAAGTTACATAATGCTAAAATAAACAAAGAGCCACTGAATTTTTATTGGGTTCTTGGAATGTCAATTAAAGCTTGGAATTACTATTCAGATGGAAATCCTTCAGTAAAGTATTTCAAATTTAGTACAGACATGAGTTTACCAAAAATAAATAAACATTAATTAAAATCAAATAAAATGAGCGTAGAAAAAAGTTATTTTGAAAAGCTGGTTGCGATAAACGTAAAAAGCAAAATTGAGAAAAAAGGTAATCTCGATTACCTATCATGGGCTAATGCATGGGCATACCTAAAATTAGAGCATTCAGATGCACAAAGAAATGTTTACGAATCTCCTGAGACTGGACTAAATTGGTTCACTGATGGTGTTACTGGCTATGTAAAGGTTGGTATTATAGTAAACAGCATTGAGCATATTGATTATCTTCCAATAAAGGATTTCAGACAGAAATCAATTACTGTAGATAAAATTACATCTATGGATGTAAACACAGCAATCCAAAGAGCAACTGCCAAGGCTATTGCAATGCATGGATTAGGCTTAAGCTTGTATGCTGGAGAGGATTTAGTCGAGACTACAAACGTGACTGCAACACCTCCTAAAGCAGAGAAAGTTAAAACTCTTATCACTTTAGATATTGGAGATACAAATTGGGTAAAGGTTCTTAAATACGTTTCTTCTAATAAGGATTTAGGTTTAGAAAAAATAGCATCAAATCTATCCACAAAATACAATATGAAAGCTGTTGTTAAAAAGGAACTCGCTAAAGCTATAAAAAATGGATAAATCAGAGATCTTAAAACATCTTGAAGATGACTCTAAATACTATGGGGAGTTCGGTAAGCAGTTCTTATCGAATTCCGACATAGGAAAGCTGTTAAAGAATCCAACGCAGTTTAGAGTTAATCAGGAGATGACCAAGCCAATGTTGGAAGGAAGGTATTTTCACACTAAAATATTAGAGCCACAAAAAATAGGCGATTTTATTGAAGTTGATGTTACATCAAGAAACACCGTTAAGTACAAGGAAGCTATAAACGAGGGCGAGATGTTATTGTTAACTAAAGAAAGAGAACACCTTGATTTTTTATGTACTAAGATGACCTCTAACATGGAGATGTTTGATTATATCTATGATGATGGTAATGAGTTTGAAGTTCCAGAGATACAAAAGATTATGTCTTTAGACTGGAAAGGTAAAGCTGATATTGTTAACCATAACAAAGGTCTGCTGGTTGATATTAAAACCAGTGGAGACATAGATAAATTCATGTACAGTGCTAAGACATATAACTATGACAGTCAAGCATATATATACCAAAGGCTTTTTGGTAAGCCATTAATTTTTTTAGTAATAGATAAACGTACAGCAAGATTAGGTATCTTTGAATGCTCTGATTCTTTTTTAAGAGGAGGACAAGAAAAGGTAGAACAAGCTGTTGAAGTTTATCAAAAATATTTTAGTAATGAAGCAACTGAAGACATACATTCTTATATTCACAAGCAAGTGTTATAATCTGTTTAAGTTAACCCCTAAAAATACTGTTATGTGGATAGAAGTTCCAATGTCCTGTAACAGTGTAGAGCATAAAAATGACATTATGTTATCTACATTAAACCATATGGAGCAAACAATTAAAATTAAATAAAATGAGTGATTCAAAAGAGAAAATTTACGTAGGAAGTGGTAAGGAAAAGTTCGATGGAGACCAAGTGGCGATATCGATTTGCTTAAGCGACGTTCCAAAAGACTGGATGTTTGAGTACAATGACAAAAAATACGTTAAGTTATTGGTTCAGAAAAAAAGAGAGGTAGACCAGTATGGTAAGACACACTATGTGGCTATTGATACATTTAAGCCAGAAGCTAAAGCTGAAGCTAAAGAAGAAAACCTCTTCTAATTAAACCAAGCACTAAGACAAAGGGGCTTTTGCCCCTTTTCTTTGCTTTAAACTGTGACGAATGTCACTTTTAAAGGGTTCTACTGAACTCTATAGTAAAAAATTTAAATCAACTATTAGTTATCTATACTTTTTATATTATTATTAACATTATCAACATTAAAGAATATAAGTAGTTTAAATACAGTTTGTTAGCTAACTAAAAATCAACATAATACTGACATAAAATGGACATTACAATATTTAAAGACATAAAACAAACCTCCCAGCCCTTCTACAGAAACATAAACTTGATACTTACAAGGATACAAGACGGTGCATCAAAAGAAATCGTAAAGAAGATAAGAGCTGAAAAAGATAAAGAAAACAGAAACATCTTAAAGCAAAAGTTACCAGCAATATGCTTTAGTGGTGTATTTTCTAAAAGAGCAGACAGTGCTTTAAAAGAACACAGTGGATTCATTTGTTTAGATTTTGATGGTTACAAGTCTAACAGAGATTTACTACAGGAGAAAGAGAGATTATCTAAGGATAAATTTATCTACAGCGTATTTATATCTCCCAGTGGAAATGGATTAAAGGCATTGGTAAAAATACCACCAATTGTAGACAACCATAAAAGCTACTTTATAAGCCTTCAAAATTATTATGATAGCGCTTACTTTGATAAGACATGTAAAAACGTCTCACGTGTCTGCTATGAGTCTTATGACCCATTAATTCATATCAATGCTCAGTCAAGTTTATGGGATAAAATTGTGGAGCAAGAGTACACAGAAGTTAATAAGCACTCAGACATCCCTACAATACCAGTAACAGATGAAAATAAGATAGTAGATATTCTTGTAAAGTGGTGGACTAAAAAGTTTCCAATGAACGAGGGAGAAAGAAACAACAACGCATATGTTTTAGCTGCGGCCTTTAATGACTTCGGTGTTTACCAGTCGTTAGCTGAGTCTAATTTAATGAACTACAGAACAAAAACATTTACACAGTCAGAGATAAAAAGAACTATCGAAAGTGCCTACGCACAGAAGCATAACTTTGGAACTAAGTACTACGAAGATGAGGACAAGGTAAACAACGTTAGGATGAAGCTCAAGCGTGGTGTGTCAAAAAAAGATATCAGAGTTGAGCTTGAGAACTCTGATGTAGAGCCTACGACAATAGAGAATGTAATATCAAGACTTGACCAAGAAAACGCTAATAACCAATTTTGGACCAAGAACGACAAGGGAGTTATTAAAATAGTACACATACTTTTTAAACAATTTTTAGAAGAAAATGGATTCTTTAAGTTTAATCCTGAAGGTAGTAAAAACTACGTGTTTGTTAAAGTTACAAATAATCTTATAGACCATACTTCAGAGAAAGAGATTAAAGATTTTATTTTAAATTATTTGCTGGAGGTTGATGACCTGTCAGTATATAATTATTTTGCAGAGCATACTCGTTATTTTAGAGAGGAGTTCCTGACTTTATTAAATTCCATAGATGTTTACTTTATTGAAGACAACAAAGACACAGCATACCTTTACTACAAAAACGGAGCTGTAAAAGTTAAGCATGATTCAATAACAAAGATTGATTATTTGGACTTAGGTGGGTACGTTTGGAACGATCATGTAATTGACCGTAACTTCCAGTTGTGTGAAGGAGATGGATGTGACTACCAACAGTTTATAACTAACATATGTGGTCAGGACGATAGCAGAATTAAATCTATGAAGTCTACAATAGGATACTTGTTACACCAGTGGAAGAATCTTTCCTACTGTCCAGCCGTTATTTTAAATGACGAGGTTATATCAGACAACCCTGAAGGGGGGACAGGGAAGGGATTGTTTATGAACGCTTTGAGCCACATGAAGAAGTTAGTATTTATAGATGGTAAGTCGTTTAATTTTGAGAAAAGTTTTGCTTATCAAACCGTAAGCGTAGACACGCAGGTTTTGTGTTTTGATGATGTTAAAAAACATTTTGATTTTGAAAGACTTTTTAGTGTTATAACAGAGGGATTAGTTTTAGAAAAAAAGAATAAAGATGCTATTAAAATTCCATTCAGCAAATCTCCAAAAATTGCTATAACTACGAACTATGCTATCAAAGGGCAAGGTTCTTCTTTTGCAAGAAGAAAGTGGGAGCTGGAATTAGCTCAGTACTACACTAAAGATGTAACACCATTAAAGGAGTTTGGAAAGCTGATGTTTGGAGAGTGGGATGATGATGAGTGGTGTGAGTTTGACAACTACATGATTGGTTGCTTACAAGAATATATGATGCATGGACTTGTTAAGTCTAAGTTTGTAAACTTAAAAATCAGACAGCTATCTGCTGCTACATGCCACGAGTTTTTAGAGTGGTGTGGATTGATTGGAACTAATAACATTAATGATAAGTTAGCTAAAGGCTACAAGGTTTATAAAAATGATTTATACTTGGATTTTGTTGATGACAATCCTGATTTTGCACCTAAATCAAAAATGACAGTTTCACGAACTAAATTTAATAAGTGGCTTGAAGCATACTCAATGTTTAAGTATGACTGTAAGCCTGAAGCTGATAGAGATTCTGTTGGTAGATGGTTGCGTTTTAGAACAAAGCATGAGTTAGAAACTAACGGTAACTTTGATTTTTAATATGGAATTCAGAAACTATCAATTAGAAGTAATGAATAAGGCCAAACCTCTGTTACAAAAAGATAAATTTGTTTATCTTGCAATGGAGGTAAGGACTGGTAAAACTCTCACGAGCTTGGGTGTAAGTGCGCTTTTGCCAGTATCTAACCTTTTATTTATTACCAAGAAAAAAGCTATAAGCAGTATTGAGGATGATTACAAGCTCCTTAATCCATCCTACAGCATTACTGTAATAAATTACGAGTCTTTACATAAAATAGACCAAACTGGTTGGGACATGGTAATATGTGATGAAGCTCATGGAATGGGTGCTTTTCCGAAAAGAAACAAACGATCCACTCAAGTACGTTCTTTGATCTTAGAAAACAATCCATTTGTTATATTTTTATCTGGTACTCCTACACCAGAATCTTACAGTCAAATGTACCATCAGGTTTCTGTAATGCTTAACCATCCTTTTAGTGAGTATAAAACTTTCTATAAGTTTGCTAAAAAATACGTAAACATCAAGCAGAGAAAAATAAACAGTTTTCTAATTAATGATTACAGTCATGGTTTGGATATTATTATTGATGAAATGAAACCACACACAATCTCTTACACTCAGAAAGAAGCTGGGTTTAAAGTAAAAACAAGGGAGCATGTGTTGGAGGTAGAAATGAGTCCAATGACATATCAATTAGCAAATAAGTTAAAAAAACATTTAGTTATTGAAGGTAATGATGATGTAATATTGGCAGATACACCAGTAAAGCTAATGATGAAACTCCATCAAATGTATTCAGGGACTGTAAAATTTGAGTCTGGAAACTCTATGATTTTAGATTTAAGTAAAGCTCAATTCATTCATGATAATTTTGCTGATGCAAAAATTGGAATATTTTATAAGTTCAAGGAAGAGCTTAACGCATTAAAAGAAGTTTATGGAGATGATTTATGTACAGATTTAAGTACGTTTAATGAAACTAATAAAACCATAGCTTTGCAAATTGTCAGTGGTAGAGAAGGAATTAGTTTACGTAAAGCTGACGCACTTGTTTATTACAATATAGATTTTTCAGCCACCAGCTACTGGCAGTCCAGAGATCGTATGACAACCAAGGAAAGGTTAGAGAGTGATGTGTACTGGATATTTTCTCGTGGAGGAATTGAAGCTGACATATACAAGGCAGTTACAAAGAAAAAAGATTATACCTTAAGACATTTTAAAAGAGATTTATTAACTTTATGACAGAGCAACAAATACAAAACAAAAGGATAAAAGAACTTGAAGCAGAGGGTTACTATGTTATAAAACTAAAGCTTACAAATAAGAATGGTATACCAGACTTACTTGCTTTGCCTCGTGGATGTGATGTTTTATTTTCAGAAATAAAAAAACCAAAAGGAGTGTTATCTGAATTACAAAAATACAGATTAAAAGAATTAGAGAAGTATGGGTTTAAAACCGAAGTATATAAAGGATAGAGGGTATGAAGTGGAGGATGATTTTATAGACTCTATTTCTGAATTAGAAGATATAACGCTTAAAATATTAATATCAGATTACATTGATTCCAACGTAAAAGATTATCCAATAAATAAATTAACAACATACGTGGTCGGAGGGTTTGTAATTCATAGAGGAAAGCCAGTATATTTTGCTATAGAAATACTTAGATTGCCAAGAAAATTTTTAAAACTAACAGACTTTCACCTTATAGAAGTCGATGAATATTTAGACCTAATAAATTTAAAATCTTACATAAAATGAATTTATCACCAAAAGAACAAACAATAGAAGCTATAATATTTAATGTAATTGAAGAGACAGGTATTGACCCACGAGCTGATTCAAGAAAACGAGAGTATGTATTTGGTCGTGCAGTTGTATACGATATTTTACGAAAACATTTACGAATGAGCCTAACTGATATTGCAAAAGTTTTCAACAAAAACCATGCTACAGTGTTACACAGTCTAAACCAGCTTCCGTACCTCATGAAATATGATCATGACCTACAATATACATACAATAATATCATCAATAATTGGCTTGAAAATGTTGAAAACTATGTTCCGATACTGGACTCTGATTTAAAAAATAGGATAAAGTTCCTCGTAAACCAAAATAAAAACTTAAATTTGGAAGTAAGCACCTTAAAAACGCAAATAAAACACTACACTGGTAAGTACGAAAGGTTCTATAAGTTGGTTGCGGATATTGAACATAGAACAGGTGACAGGTTTTCAGCTTTTGAAAGAAAAGTAAATACATTTCTAAATGGATTATAACGTAGAAGACATAGACAAGATTTTAAACTTTAAAACTTGGTCAGATAATAAAAAAATTGACACATTATTATTTATAGACTGCACTCTTTACACAAACTTGGGTAAAGAATCTACACAAACAGAAAGACAGATTACAAAATCAAAATCAAAAAAACTGTACAAAGCTATTGGCAAAATTGACGCAGCTATCGGTAAACAAATACTTAATTCTTTAGACTAATGCCTAACCCTGTTTCTGCTGATGATATTCAAGCTATTACTCATATAAATTATGTAACTAATAACTTGCATTCGTTGACAGACAATCTTTACGAAGATTTAATGGAAAGAGATCATGAAGCAGCTAAAAAAAATGCAAAGAATATTGTACATACAATGAATGAATTAATTAAATCTTTGTCAGATGAAATCTAAAATAGATGATAAGCCCTCAGTTATTAAAGAAATACTAAGACTTAAAAAGTTACCTCAATCTTCTAAAATTTTATTAAAAATACAAAAACTACAACAAAGGTTATGAATAAAGGAATCGCAACAGAATTACAAGACTTCTGTAATACAATCGCTGAAAGGTATTCTAATAATGAAAGGGTTGGCAATGTAAATAATGAAACATTCTCTGTTGAAGAAATTATACCAACTTCAGACCATACGGCCTGTGTAAATTTTGCAAAAACTGGTGGTAAAGTTGCTGTTGCTTTTTTCTATTACATTAATAAAGGAAGGTCAAAAGGTTGGAAGTATTTTTTTCCAACAGACTCG